GCCGCCACGTTGGCATAGCCTACGAAGACTGGTCCGGGCTCGTCGAAACCGCTGTCGCCTTCGAGCCCTGTATCGCGCCAGCCAGTGAGAAACCCGTATGTAGCTCAATCACCTCCTGGCGCAGCATGATCCGCGTCGCAACTTCCTCGATGTCATCCTCGATCAGGTAGCGGTGCACCTGCGGCCGCGCCGGATCGGGGATGAACTCCACGCAGGCCATCATCTCATCGAGCAATGGCTGCGCTTCCTCGAACGGCATCCCTGCCACGGCACGCAGCCCGACCACCGCGATGCCGGCAACGCCCGCGCGCTCAAGGCCGTCGGGGATTTCCACGCCGGACTTCGCCATCGCCATCAGCGCGCGCGTGGCCCACCGCTCGGCTTGCGAGGCGGGCAGTTCGGTCAGCAGGTAATGCTTGCCCTGGTCGCGACCTTCCGCCTCGATCACGACCACCTTGGTCTTGCGCGCCACGATCAGATCGGCGCGGGCAGGACGCTCTGCCAGGTGATGCCGAACGACCGCGCGCGCAGCACCTTGGCGACCTCGGGGAAGGCGGTATAGGTCGAGAGCACGCCCTTTATCATGGTGAACTCTCGCGAGATCGACGGCAGGATGATCGAACCATCAGCCCAGTACAGCTCACGTGCTGCCTCCTGCGCCGAATACCATGCATCGAACAGCGCCGCGGAGGGACTGTCGGGCATAATCTGGATGGTCATTTTCTTCTCGATCGGCACCCAGCCGGCCGACATATTGCCGTCTACGCCCATGACGACCTCGACCGGGGCGAACGCCTCGGTGGCGAACGCCGCGTCGGCGCTGTAGCCCTGCAACTGCTGCGGCACGGGGAACAACCCGGTGATCGCCAACATCAACACCGAGTTGGCCGCAGTGATCGTCTGCCTGTTTGCCATGTTACATCACCTCGATGGATGCCAGGTTGATATGCTGGACCGACTGTCCATCCATGTAAAAAAACGTGCATTGCGGCGTGCCGCGCTGCGCCCTGACCTGAGCGGTCGGATCGAGGATTTGCAGGAACCATCCCCTGGTCGAGAGCACGTCGTCGATCTTCACCCCGGCCGCGAAGTTGACCTCCGCCGCCTGCGCGTTGGACAGCGAGACGCCGGCGCGGATCGCGCCGAAGTTCACCGCAGCGATGATCGGGTCGAGGCACGCGGCGCGGATCAACGAGTAACCCACCTGATTGTATGGGATCGATTTGACCGCAGTCAGCAGCGACATCAGCGCAAGCTGGAACTGGTTGTTCAGCCAGATTTGGTCAACGTAGCTGTCGATCCACGCGAACGGTCCGGTGATGACGCCGTTGGCGTAGAATTCGAACTCCTGGTTGCTGGTCGACCAGTCGCCATAGAAGTTGTAGCCGTTGGCCTTGAGGTTCGCCGATGTGGTCGCATCGATCACGTCGGGGGTCAGCCCGCTTTGTGAGCGGAACATCGCGGTTGCGCGGCCGTTCGTCGCGCCGAAGTCGAGCGAGGCGATCATGCCCATCAGGAATGCCGCCTTGTAGGCCTGCCGGCCGGGATCATAGGTGAGCGCCGCGCCGGAATAGCCCGCTTGCAGGATCAGCGCGCCCGAGGTCGTGGTGTCGGGAACCACGGCCGCCGCTGCCTCGCCGCTCCAATGCGCGTAGACGTACTGGTTGCCTTGCGCGTTGTTCCATGCCGCGAACGCCACCTTGTCGGCGGTGACGGGATCGAAGGCGTGCGTGAAGCTCGCCCAGTCCTGGGTGATGTTGGTGATCGCGTTCATGTTGGTCGCCGGCACGCCGAGCGGTGCGCCCTGGCTGGTCACCGCGCCATTCGCCTGGGTGAGCAGCAGCGGTGCGGCGAGCGTGCCCGACGCGAAGCCGATGGTCGAGGTCGGGCCTTTGGTCGCCGAGGCGATCTGGAACGCGCCGGATACCGGATCATAGGTCACCGGCGGATAGGTAGCGGTCAGGCTCGTGCTGGCGACCGTCTGCGTGGGGTTGACGGTATAGGTGCCGACCCCGCCCGTCGTGCCGGTCAACTGATTGACGATGGTCGTGCCGGCGAGGACGGTGCCGCCGGAGACGGTCTGCCCCGGCGCCAGCGTGCCCGACGCGATCGCCGAGACGGTCATCACGGTTGCTGCGACCGATGCCGTCATGGTGGCGCCCGGCAGCGGTGTCAGGCTGAGGCCCGTCGCGATGATCGCCGCGGCGGCGGAGAAGCTGGTCGCCGCGGCGAGACTGATCGAGGCGGCGCTTTTCACTACGCCGTCCACCGTGACGTTCATTGAGCCGGAGAGCGCCTGCAACGCGGTGAGCGGCATGGTGGAGATGTTGCCGCCGCGCAGCCACGCGCCGGCCGCGGACTGCCACGGGTATTGCGCGAACAGCAGCGCGCCAGGTTTGGCGGTGGATCCGTCGAAGCCGAGGAAATAGATATCGGCAAGCGCCGCCTCCTGCGAGGTCGCGCCGAAGAATGCCGCGACTGCATCGCTCGACGGGAACGACTGCACGGTGCCGGTCGGCACGCGCGGACTGGCGGTCAGGATCAGGCCGTTGAGATCGAGCGCGGCGCCGCCCGCACCGATTACGGACGGCACTACGCTGACAATTTGACTCGCGGGAATGGCGGGCTGGGCGGACATGGGAGGGCTCCTGTGCGTTAAGCGGCGGCAGGCAAGTCCGTCACAGTCGCTCCCGGTTCAACCTTGAGCGGTTCCGGTAGCGGCTGCGGATTGGCGAAGGCATCGAGCGCTGTCAGAACCTGCATCAGGACCGGTGCCTCGGCTCCCTTCAGATCGACGCGCGACAGGAAAGCCATGGCGGCCTTGGCAAGATCAGGATGCATTGCGATCTCCTTTATGGCGTGGCCGCTGCAGGCTTCTTCGCGTCGGCAAGCTGCTTCTGGAGGTCGGCGACCTGTTTTGCCAGATCATCGGCCTGCGTCTGCAGCGTGATGGCGCGCGTCTGCCAGTCCAACGCCTCGCCGGTTAATTTGATGATCGCCTGCGTCATCGCCTGCACCTGGGGCGTCTGAGGCGCCTGGGGCATCTGAGGCGCGGGCTGTGCCGCCGCTGCCAGCGGAGCGAGCAACAAGGCAGCGAGGCTGGATTTCATGCCACGTCCTAACAGTGCGTTACGATGCCATTGGAAACAGTAAACGTGCTCAGCACGACGCCGGCTGCCGCGCACGAAACGCCCGCTATGCCATTGGCATAATACGGGCCGACAGCATTGATCGTGCCGACGCCTTTGTCGAGGCCGGTCGGGGCGCCCACAATCAGACTGTCACTCGGAATTTGGACGCCCTGCCCGGAGGAATAAATAGCCATTCTCTGCGTGAAGGCGCCGCCAATGATCGCACTATAATTCCCGAAGAAGCCGGTTTTTACGCCGTTGTTGTAGATCTCGTAGCCGGCGCCATCGGCAGCATTTGTGTTGCCGCCGTTGAGCGCGGAATAAATCTGGCCTGACCCGCTTCCCACTTGCAGGTTCAGGCCGGCTAGGACACTGCTTCCAGTCTTGATCCCTAAGTTGTCGCCTGGCATCAGCAGCGTATTGGTGCCCTTGAGTGTCAGAGATGAATTGTAGGCGCCGCCAATGATCGCGCTGTAATTCCCGATATACCCCGTGATCGAAGCTCCGTTGTAGATCAGCAGGCGAGCACCGTCGGCACTGTTGGTCGCCCCGCCAGCGATGCCCACGGAAATGTTGTTGGCGCCGGCGCCAAATTGACTCACCAACCCAGTCGTGACACTCGTCCCCGACTGCACGCCGAGGGCATCTGAGGGAATGAGTAGCGTATTGGTGCCTTTGAGTGTCAGAGATGAATTGTAGGCGCCGCCAATGATGGCCGAATAATTCCCGATATATCCAGTGATCGAGGCGCCATTGTAGATCAGCAGGCGAGCGCCATCGGCACTGTTCGTGTTGCCCCCGCTGATACCGACAGATTGGTTGCCGGTGCCAGGACCGAACTGGCTTACAAGCCCCCCCGTGATGCTCGGCCCCGACTGCACGCCAAGTGCATCAGTCGGCATCAATATCGCGCCTGTGCTCACCAACGACAGGGCCGAGTTGTAACTGCCGCCTCTGGCGATGCTGTAGTTACCAATGAGGCCGGTAAAATTCCCAGCGTTATACAGGAGCAGGGCGGCCCCGCCGTTGGTTCCGGTGCTGCCCATAAGATTGACAATCGCCGTGGAGCCAACGCCGTGCCCGACATTGATGTTGTTCGGGAATGCCGTCGTGTTGCTGCTGGTGTCCAGCACCAGATTGGTCGGACCGCCCGCGCCGTCGGACACGGTGGCGTGCAACTGCACGCCATAGTAGATCGGCACGATGGTATTGTTCATCGAGTTTACGTCAGAATACACGAGGCCGACAGTGGGGTTCCCGAGAGTCTCATCCTGCGCGCCAAAATTAAAGTAGTTCTGCTGGTTCTGGCCGCCAGAAAGTGAGGTTTGGGCGATGGCATACATATAGCCGCCCATCTCGACCACGCCGCCGAGAATACTGTTGCTGACCGCCCCTACGCCGCCGCCACCAACGCCATAGAAGTGATACGCGGCGCCGATGGGCAGGTTCGACCCGCTGTCATATGCAACAGTGTTGTTGTTCAGCGTCAGGCCATCAGCCGCAGCGCCGAACTCAACCGCCTCGCGGATGTGATCGAAAAAGGCATTGGAGATCGTGCTGCCCTCGCCTTGGGCGAGCGCCGATGCTGCGTTGTTGCCCTGGTTGCCAAGGGCCGCTGCCGTGATACCGCCGACGCGAACCGCATCCTGCTGGCAGGTCTTGTGAAAGCAGGTCGGGTTGCCCATGAAGGTGATGGACACGTTGATCGTCGTATTCGTGGTCTGCATGAACAAGAAATTGTCGGTGCCGTAGTCCTGCAACGTGAAGCCGTCGAGCTGAAGGAATCCCATGCCGCGCGTGTCCAGCTTGGCGACATGCGTTCCACCATCGCCGGCAAAGCGGTTGTCGATGATCGACCCCACGACGCCTGCGGTATAAAAACTGTCCCAATGGCCCGCCAGCGTTTGCGTGCCGATCTGGCCGCATCCGGTGAGCCGCAACGAGGGCTGCTTCGGGGGCGCCGTGCCGGTGTAAGGAATCGCGAAGGCGCCAGTCATCAGCGATCGACCGCACGGGAACATCACTGTGCCGCCGCCGTTGCCCGCCGCCGCCGCGATGGCATTGTTGATCGCGGCCGTATCGTCAGTGCCGTAGGCCCAAAGACCGCCGATCTGCGTCGGCAGGCCGTCGAATGTGTGATTGAATACCGACGTATAATAGAGCGTCAGGGTCGCGCCGACACCGGAGCCGCTTGTCGTGGTCGAAACCGGGTTGGATGGGAGTGCCGTGTAGTGCCCGGCCGCGGTCTGCTGCATGGCGAGCGGCGCCATTTTCAGAGAAACCGTCGCGCCCGTGAGGCCGCAACCCGTCACCGGCTCTGCCGCCGTGTTGGTGGGCGGCGTGATGTAGTCACCACTCTGCGTAATTGTCAGCGGGCCGGTCAATGCTCCGCCCGAAACTGTCCCGGTGGCTTGGAACCAGCCGTTGGTTTTGCTGGAACTAGGAAGGGCGGAGGTTTGGTATGTCGTCCGCGTGACGCCGGTCGTGCCGGTGATCGTACAGGCCCCAGGCGTGCCGCCTGTCCCACCCGCGTTGACCGCGAGATTGTTCGCTTGCAGCGCGACGATGGTAAAGACGCCCGCCGCCGTTACCCCGGTGCCACCCGAAACCGTCAGTGTATCGCCGACTGCATAATTAGAGGTGATCGTCGCTCCGGTCGCGAGCCAGGCATTCCCGACCTGATACCAGGGCGCAGCATACGTCGTGGCAGCCGCCAGCGTGACATCGTGCGCGTCCGCTACCGATGCGATGGTAGTGACCAGATCGGCACCCGCCACGCCCAGGCCATTGAGGATGATGGTCTTGCCACGATCCTGCTGCGTGAAGTTCGCCGACGCGCTGGAGAATGCCGTGGACGACGCAGCGATGACGCCATCCGTGCCGGTGACCTCGTCGTGGACGGTCTGCGCCGTCACCGGGGCACCCGGGCCACTGACCAAGCCCTTGAAGGTCGCCGTCCCGCCCACCGTGAGGTTGTTCATCGTGGTCGAAGGACAGTCCGTCGCCACGGCCGGGCACGCGGCGTTGACCGGCGTGGCGGGGAGAATAGCGCCCCCGATCAGGGTGGCGCCAACCAGCAGCGCCCTCATTAAGCGATGCATAGGTAGCCTCCGTTGTTCCACACCTGACCGCTGCCCGGGGTTAGTCCGGCACTACTGGTGGGCAGGCTGGGCAGGGCCAAGGGCGCAGTGAGCGTGAACAGTCCCGTTGCACGCACCACCGACAGGACGTTGCGCAGAAACGCGCCGGTATCATCCAGCGCCTGAAGATAGAAGTTGCTCCCCGCGTTGCTGCCGCCTTCAGCAGTGCCGTCCGTTCCGAACGTCCATCGCCCCACGCCCGATGTTTGGCACTGTATCGTGCGGTACGAACCGGCCGGCGTTGACAGCGCCAGAGACGTTCCTGCCGCGTTGAACGTCGCAACGCCGGTTGAGGTCAGGGTTGAAAACTTACCCGTCGCGGGCGTCGTGCCGCCGATCACCGCGCTGTCGATGGTGCTGGAGCCGCCGCTGATTATGGCGCCCTTATTCAGCTTCACGGGGTTCGACCCACCGCCAGAGACGGCGCCGGTCGAATCGACACCGAAAACCGCAGTGCCACCGTTGCGGAAGTCTAGGAATGAGCCTGTGAACGTGCCGCCACTATTGCCCATGTTCAGCAGGAAGCCTTGCCCTGAGAATGGGGTTGCGGTCTGGAATACCGAATACAGCGCCCCGCCGGCTTGACGACTTACGCCCACGGAAAACACTGGACGGGTGAACAAGCCAGTGGCCGAGGCATCAGTGACCATAATAGACTGATTGACATCCACGCCGTCGCCGATGCGATCAATACGAATCGTCGCCGTGGCACTATTCTGACTCGACCGAGTGTTGGTAAATTCCTTGGCGTAAATGCCGATGTGCTGTCGCGTCGTGTCTCCGATTGCACCATTGAGCAGGTAGATGCCCCAGTCGCCATCCCCTGATGTCACCATACGAGCCGAATTAGAACCCGCCGCGTCTATGATATTGACATATGCGCGCATCGCCTCACTGGCGACCGTCTGACTGACGCTGACGGTATATGTGCCGACACTCCCCGCCGTGCCGGTTAGCTGCGCAGTGATTTTCGTGCCGTAGGCAACGTCTATGCCGTATAACCAACGCCCGGTTTGCACGGGTCCGCTGCTTATGGCGGAAACTGTCAGCGTGGTGCCGGCAATTGATCCGGTGAAACTAGAATCCAGATTACCGCCGCTGCCGGTTGCCCAATATTGACCATCGCTGTTGGGGGATTGCATCAAGATGACCGGGCCTTGTGTCTCCGTGGTGAGAACGCCCGTTGGTCCGGTGTAATTCGGTCCCAGGTTGATGATAGAGGGCGTGCCTACCCAGGTGGAGAGATAGACGGGGCTATCCGAGACGTTGCGAAACTCCCCCATCGGGCACGGCTTCTGTACCGGAGGGTTGTTCTGCGTGTCACCGAACAGATCAATGATCGAGACGTTGCGAACGATAGAGCGCGCACCGGCCCGTAGAAGCGTCGTCAGGCGGTTCGCCACGGATATGATGGACGTAGCCTGATCCTGGCCCTGAAGCTCCACGTCGTCCGGCGTCGTGTCGCCTGTGGGAATATACGTCGTGTTAGCCGGCAGGAAGATGCGCCTGAAGCCGGCGGCGATAGCGGCGTTCACTGCTGCGGTTGCGGTCTGTGTCGGATACCCGAAGTCACGAATATCCACGAAGCCGAACGGGATAGCCCGATCCGCCAGACTGCGCGCCGTCGTGCTGCCGGTCGAAATGACGGGCGACGGCTCCAAGCCGTGGACCGGCCCGGTCAGGGTGCCGCCGGCGAGCGGCAGATAGGCGCCAGCCTTGGTGTCGACGTATTGCTTGGTCGCCGCCTGTAGCGGGGCGGCCGGGTCGACAGCGAGCGTCAGCGCCCCGCCGATCGTCGCATTGTTCGTCACCGCCAGCCCGGTGCCGGCCGCGCTCGCTGTCAGCAGGCCGGTGATCGTGTCGCCGGCCTTGTTGAGCGGCGTATAGCCAAGATTAGCAACCGCCGCACCACTCGCAAGCCGCGCCGTCGCGAGAGTTCCGGTGGTAATGTTGCTCGCATTGGTCGCGTCGATCGCCGCGCTCGCAGCCAACCCGCTGATGTCAGATGCGGTAGGCTGACTAAGGAGCGGAACGCCAGCCGTCGAGATCGATGCGATCCATTGGTGCGCCACCACGGCGATGCTCTGCACGCCACCCAATGTCGCAGCGGTGGGATTGGGCAGCCGGGCATTGTTCAGCGTGCCGGTTGAGATGTTGCTGGCGTTTGTCGTGTCGATCGTCGCTGATGCAGCCAAGCCGCCGATGTCCGCGGCGACCGGTTGCGTCAGGAGCGGAATGCCCGCCACCGAGATGGCCGCTATCCATTTGCTAGCCTGGGACGCGATGCTTTGCACACCTCCCAACGTCGTCGCGGTCGGTGTGGGTAGGCGGGCAGGAGGCAAGATCCCGCTGCCAATGTTACCGGCATTTGTGGTGTCGATGGTCGC